TTTGGTGATGATAAAATCTAGTTCTCGATCAGTTGGTCCGGCCTGTTGTAGATCGTTGACCAAGTCCTGCATGGCATCGTTGTCCCAAATATCATCGCCATACAATGCGGCAATGGCGTCAAATAATTTCTCTTCGTCACCACCGTCGTCCATTTCTCTGACTGCCTTCTTCATTGCCTTGGCAGCAACATCGCCCAGCATTTCGTCAACTTCTTTTTTGGCGCCGGCAATTTTGTCAGCAAATGTAATCTTGTCTCTTGGGGGCGCAAGCTTGGCGAACGCTGATTTGTCAACGCTTTCGTTTGTGCCAATTTCTTGCGCTAGTCGATCGCCGATCCATTCATAGGGATCACCATCTCGAGCCTTTTGTGTACCATATGGCATTTCACCATTGTCGCTATAATAATCAAACAAGTTATTGTACAATTCATCAGACAATTCGCCAGTTTGTTTGAATTTGGCAACATCGCTGGCATGTTGTTGCAGTATCTGATCTATATTACCAAGTGATTCTTTAACTGGGTATGTGTTGCCACCAACTCGGATTTTTTCGCCAGGCTGAACACCATCTTTCTTGGCATTGACAACTGCCTTGCTAAAGGCATTGCCTTCATCGGTCATGCCCATGCTTTCATTTTTGTGACGCAATTTGTTTAGTACTGCACCAGCAACACGTTCACCGGCTGCCTTGCTGCCGTACTTCTTGCCAGCACTGGCGGCAATTTTACTAAAGTTCTTTCCCGGCTTGCCAATGTCTTTACCAGCATGCGCCTTCTTGGCACTGTAGTCACCAGTGGCAGCCTCATTGGTTCGCGGACCACGATCATCTGGAACACCAGCAGCCTTCATTGCAGCCTCTCTATCGCCATAACCTTTAACACCTGGTTTGATATCTTTAGATGCTTGTTTAATTGCGGCCTTGGTCTTGGGCGACGCATTGCTGGCATCAACATGCTTCATGGTTGTTCGTGCTTGGTGGCTCATGCCTTCGTTCAACGTTTGTCGGGCAGCCAAGTCACTCAGCTTTTTGTTTAAGTCGTAAAAAAATGTCATTGTTGTTTCCTTATTTCTGGAAGCCGGTAGCTGGCTTGGGTGGGCGTTTTACTGTTGTCATTGGGCTTTTTACTCCCATTGGCAAATCATTTGTGGTTTCAGCAGGGGGTGTTTTGCCACCAGCAACAGTAAACTTGGCATCAGCTGCCGAATTTTTAACCACTTGCTTGTCTGCGGCAGGCGCAGAATAATCTTTCTTCAGTGCTCGTTGTTCAGCATCGGGTGCCGGATAGTCGCTGGTCAAAAGATCTTTGTTGTCAGCAATGCCCAACAGTTCTTTGTCCATGCCTTCACTCCAGTGCAGTTCATTGATGCAAATTCTGTTTTCGTCAAGACCCAAAAGTCTTGCCATTTGTTGAATCTGCGGTGGTGTTGCAGGATAACGGAAAGTGGCATCGATGATAGTGACTGCTTCATTGGTAAAGTCAGGAAATCCGGGAGGACTACTTTGTATTGGGGTTTTCTTTGCTTCGCCAACTTTTACAGGATCAAACTTTTTCAACTTTTCTTTGAGCAGAGCTACAAAGTCAGGTGGTAGTTCACCCACAAGTTTGATACGATAATCAAAGGTTTTTTCACTTTCAACCAGGTATTGCGCAAATGTTTTCATGTCATGGATCCTATGCTTTATTTATTTGTATCTGTGCTTTCTCCGTCACGTGTCATGAGTGTACGAAGCAAGTCATTGCGATTTAAAACCCGTCCCTGTGCTGTTGGCAAGGCTTCTTCAGGTTCATTGGTTTGATCCAACTTGGCTTTTTGCAATTGCAGTTGTATCATTTTGAGTTTTTTATTCATCTTGGCAGTCTTTGCAGTGATGGCATGGCCAAGCATTGTGCCGGCCACTGCAAAAATTTCACTGGCATATCGACTATCTACCTGCATGCCCAGGTCCATTAAGTTATCAAAACTTTCAGTGGCTTTGGTAGCAAGGGCATCCATTTCAGTGTCGCTGGCTTCTAAACCGCGCACTGCCGGTAATGCTTGTTCGATCTTGTCTAGAGTATCCAGGGTGTCCTGTGTCACCGGCAATAATGTTTGTTCTTGAGGTGGGACTACACTGTCTTCACGGTCTGAAGATGGTAAATCAAATAGTTCTTCAAGGTTGTGGTTGTTGGCAAGTTTCATGCGGTATTTACCGCTTTTTCTTACCGTTATGGAACAATGAGTCTTCGTTTAATACTCTGAATACAATGCCAGCTTTCTGGCACCAGGCCTGTGCTGCCTTCCATTTGGCATGATTTATGGCTACTACAACACGATCTCTCTCGCTCATTTTACCTTCAATCATGCTCTGCTTGCGCGGTTTTATTTCAACAATCTCAGTACAAATTTTATTGTTCTTGGTTCGATACCGCATGAATACATCTGGCACATAGTTGGTCATTTTGCCAGTCAATGGATGGATATACTTGATGGATATTGCCTCGCTGGCCCACTCCAGTACAGATTCGTTTTGGTCACAAAATTGAAAAAAGCTCCACTCCCAACCTGAGCGATATCTAGGATTGCCTTTGCCAACATACTTGTTGGAATTTTTTGGAACAAACACACCCTGTGCAAAATTGCTCATGATCGTATATTTCGAGCAGTGTAGAGATTTGGTGTTAGGGTTGAGTTGACTCCTAACAATGTGCTGGGACTTCTAATGCCGTTTAAGAAATAAGTCAATGACAAAGTCAGTTGTACTTGATCCTGTGTTTGAATCTGTTGTAAAAGAGTCATTACCGATACACGTGTCTGATGTGCAACTCTAAACAACGATACTGTGAAGTTTTGAGCCGATGCCTTGCTTTTGTATACCGACTCAAAAAAACTGTTTACTGCATCATATTCGTTGGCTGGTACTATGACATCAAATTGATAAAAATCGTCAAAGATTCTTACTGTGTTGTCTGTTTTTGGATTTGGAACATTAACGGTCCCCATGGCTTACCCCTTGGGTGGTGTTGGAAATACTGGCTTTTGAAGAATGCCCTGAACTGATTGTCCAAGATTTGGAGGAATAATAGATTGTAATGCACCGGCTGCTGGATTGCCTTGTGTGGTTCCACGCAACACTCCCTGTACCGCGCCAACAGCTTCTTCTTTGACGATGGATTTCAAATTTGCACCTTTGAATGTGTTGTATGCAGTGCCGGCTTTCTGCACAGCACCAATAAGTCCTGCCACAGAACCGGATTGCAAATCGTCAATGATACCTATGCCGGTATCAAGTAAGCCACCCTGACCAAGCACACTTCGAGTACCACCTGGTCTTCCTAGGGGACTTGGCTGTTGATCATAGTATTCTGGTGACGCAAATCCTTGTACATTAGTATCAGGACGAACACCGCCAATAGCACCACTGTAGTATTTTACAGTTTCGTAACTAATGGTCACAGAATTTTCCATGACGCCATTGTCTTGACTGTAGTCATAGGTGTCGTGACTCCAGTCAGATATCATTGGGTTGATCATTACATATTCAACAAACTTGTGTTGATTAAACCCATAAATGCTGATGTCCCGAAAAAAGGGTGGCTTGCCCTTGCCATCAAGGCCGCCATTGGTACTGTCAAAATAACTTTCGCCAATGTAACCCCAGTCATTGACAAACCTGTCGTTGGCGTAGATATCGCGATTGTTGTAATCAAATCCAGTGGTTAGCGTAGCACTAGGGCCAATAGAAAAGTTTGTATTGGCCTGTCCTCGGTATTGTTGATTTGGATCTTTGTAGTAGTAAGCATAATAGTTGTACCACATCAATCGAATCAAATCACCGCCATCGTCGTGAAATTTCACATTGATCGGCTGGTAATTAATTTTCTTTTGTACCAGACGTTTTCTATTATACTGATTGAGAGTTTCAACGTCCATTTGGTACTTTGGCAGGTCTATGCTTTTGACCAACAAGCCAATTGTTGATGTGTCTGGAGTTGAAAAAATATTTCTAAGCTGTGGGATTGCAACAGTGTTTAGATTGAAGTAAACATGGAATAGAAACTTGAATCGGGGAGAATTTTCATACCCATTGGTTCGAAAAGTCTTCGAAGCATGGGTGTAGTCTCTGACATAGTCGTTGCCAAAGAACGTTTTAAGAAAATCCTGCCCGAATGCCATCTAGTATTATACTGCGGCTGTGCCAACGCCAGTAACAGTTGAACCAGCCAATCGTGCAACCGATGCGCCAATGCCAGTACCAAGTGGTGTTTGTAGTGCATTGTCGAAACGAATTTGCATGGTGATTGTTACTGCTTCGCTTGAACCGTAGTTCAAGTCGTTATAGTTGACTTGGTTTAAATAGCAACCATAGAGTTCCCAGGTTTCTAAAACCACCGGGGTTGCTGTACCATTGCCACCATCGAGTATTTCGCAACGTGTGAGGAACTTGTAATCAATACCGGCGGCAGCTGACGCTTGTTCAACAAAGTCCATTTGTTTCTGCAATTGTTCGCCTACCAAACGAGCCACTTCGTTAGTTGCATCATCACGAAGGTTGACTGTAGCCATTTCCCAAGTGTGTTTGCCAGACAAATATATACGACTGTTATAAATTTCAATTGGAATCTCATCAAATGTTACTGATGGTCGAGTGAAGTCTATAACTTGTTTTGTCATTTCGGTTCTCGGAGTGCTTGTGCCCAGGTTCTCAAATACCACCCGAAAGCGGTACTTGAGTTTTGGCATTAACAAGCCTTGAGAGGGGTTACTTTGGTCATTTGCCAAAGGAACTGTCATTCTAGTTAGTGATGAAACAGCCATTGTGTATCTCCTATATGTTTATTTATGAACTATTTAGACCGCTGATGAGGGAGCGACTTGCCCTGAACTCAATTCACCAGTGTTCTTAATACGTACCGGGATGTAGATGAATTCAACTGCCTTCACAGGTTCAATAGCAATGTCCATGTAAAGTTCGTTTCGGTCAATACGAGCCGGTGTATTATTGCTGAGATCACAAACAATTAGATAATCATAGATACCACGTTTGGCCACTAGATCGATCATAAGTCCGTCAACTGCATTAGTAAATTCGTTACGTGTGATTTGATCGTTTGGTTCAAACACAAAGGTCTTACCAATTTCATTCAAACGTCCACGAATGTAAGCAATCAATCGTGCCACATTGATACGATCCATTGCGCTGGTAATAGCAGACTCAGTCTTGTTACCATAGTTGGTGATACCAACACCCGGAATAAAGGTAATTGGATTGATCTTGTTTTGATACAATACGTCGCGTAGACCTTGGCCAGTAGCGATGGTAACAAACTCACCTGTAGCCGCATCAACATAACCAATGCGATCAGCATTGTCAATGATACCACGACGCACACCAGCTGGTGCTAACCACGGAAATGCAACTTCATCACTGCGAACAATTGTACGCAACATCATGTGGCTTGGTGGCTGTACAACAACGCTGCCACCAAGGTCAGTGGTCTGGCAACTTGGATAGAATACACCAACATATGGATCGCTGGTTGTCAAGCCATCGCCACTTTCAAATCCCAACCCATTGTTGTCATTTGACCAGGCAACAATATCCATTGCATTGGGTGGCAATCGTAATGGAGTATCACCAACAATAAATGCTGTATTACTGCGCTCGTTATTCAAACGAACCATGTTGGGTATCAGCTCTGGATAGTTTGGTGCAGAGATCAAATTGAACACATTTTGTTCTTCACGCAGTGTTTCTTGTGTGTCAATTGCTGACTTCATTGCTGCCACAATAATTTGTCGCTGTGCTTGTCGTCCCATGTATGGGCTGCCGTCATTGCGATTTCCACTAGCAGTTAACCAAGTGTTGGTTTCAAGCGGAGTCCAATAAGCAGTGTTGGTTGGCAAATTACCAGTAGTGGTCTGATCTGCTACATACAGTACCCCATTGTACAACACGCGATCATTGATTGCGTATGTAGTGGTGCCGTTATAGCTGTCAACCGTAAAGTTCAATGGTGTAAAATAGTCAGCCTGGAAAGTCTTGACATTGAATCCACTACGACGTGTATTCCACAACAACATACCCTGGGGGTACAATGTAGGATCTGGCACATCTAAATCAGTGTAGCTACTTGCCAGTAAACTTGTAATTGTTGGGAAGTTATCTGTAATTGGGTTTGTTGTACCGTTGGGTGCCCAACGTGCATCCGCAAACAAAATACCATTCTGAGTTGTTTGGTCTGTGTTGTTGATTGACACCCATTGAGAAACATTGTTAACCAACTGCCAACGCTTGATAACTGGATAAATTTCTAAGTTACTAGTATCAATCCATAAGTCGCCATATACCAGTGCAGTTCCGTCGGACTGAGTCAATGGTTCGGATGCGGCAATAATTGGTCCGTTTGGATCAGTTTGTGTTAAATTGTTACCACGAACATCCGTGGTCACTGTTCGATAACCAGACCAAGCACCATTATTTTGAATCATGATGTCAACTTGGTTGGTAGCACTGTAGTACCAATATTGGCCATTAGCTGGATCAACGCTAGGAGCAGTGTCGCTGGCAATGTAAGACAACGGAACCCAATTTGACAACTGCAATGAGCCAGTCAGGGTCCCTGACCCGTCACGCACACCATCAATGTCTGTGTTAAAACCAGCATCGGCAACTGGAGTACCGTCAGTGTCAGTTAACACAATCACGCCACCTTGGCTGTGTGTAAATGCAATAGTGCCATCAGCAGTTATTGAAGCAGACACATATGGAACATTGGCTGCCGACACCTGGGCAACAAAGTCGGCCGCTGTTGGACTTGATGGCAATGTCACTGTGACCGGACTTGACAATTCATAGCTGTTTGCCGAACTTGCACTGATTGTAAATTCATCCCCACCGGTGAAGCTAGGTGATGAGTCATCACCAATAATGATTGTTGGGCCAGATACCAGTCGTTCAAAAATCTCAAAAGTTGCAGTCGAATGATACAGGTCAGTTTCAGACAATTCTGGTTCTGTATTATATTCAACGTAAAGTGCGCCGGCTGGAATATTTTTGCCGCCGCCACTTGGATCTAATCCCTGGTTGGCTGCGGCATCACTGCCGTAAATTGGTGTGCTTTGTGTTGCAAATGCACCCAATGTAGCATCATAGCGTTTTACAACAATGTCGGCACCTTGATTGACTGCCGTCAGCATGTTCCACACTGAGCCAGTAGGCTTGGGTTGTGTATCAGTGGTGCGCCAGCGCGGTACTGAGTAGCTAGGACTTTGTTGTAGATCTGGGGTATAATAAATCTGGGCAGTGATACCAAGTGTGGTCAACAAACCAGAAGTACCAAGTTCAATATTGACAATACCGCCACCAGCCGATGAACCATCGTTGGTTGCTGACGAGTCAGCATAAATTGTTAATCGATTGCTTGAATCTACATCGGCTTCAACACCTGTGATGCTTGCATTATTGATAGCTGTTGCCAAGCCTGACACTGTGTTGTTGGGACTAACTGGGACTGTTACTGTTGTGCCATTGATGATGATGGTATTACCGGCAGTAAGAGTTGTGGTAACTGATTCAGTTCCTTGTACTGTGGGCCAGCTGTATTTCCAAGCATCGCTACCAACCAATACCCAATTGTTGGTACTGTTTTTGTAGTAAATTGGATTGTTTGCGTTGGTTGCAACTACTGCATAGTCACCAATGCTGCCATAATCTGCACTGGGAATGCCGCCGTCTAAATTAGACGAGCTGGTGATCACTAGTGGCTTTTTCACTGTGAATTGAGCTGTGGTCTGATTCCACTGGAAAATACCCCACGATGTTGTGGTGGTGTCTAACCAATCAGTTCCGTTAGTTGGTTCGCCCACAGGGCGTGTTAAACTAGCAGTCAGTGCAGACAGGTCAACATTGGCACGTTGAATATAAGCACGGTTACTAATTCCCAATACTGAAAAGGCCGCAAGCAACCCGTACTCATTGAGTTCATAGCCATTGATTGGTGTCCCTGCAGATGTCTTGTAAAAGAACGGGTTACCAAAAGTCGCCGCAAGATCTCGTTGACTTGTGATTAAATAAAGCTTGCCGGCGTTTACCGCAAGAGTTCCGGCTGCAACGCCGGTGCCAGTGCCTGATATCTTATTTTGTGCTGTTGCAATTAAGACATAAGGAACCGAGTTTGTTGCTGCCGGTATATAGTTCGACTCGTCTACGACGGTAACTTGTACGCCTGGAGATACTAGTGCCATGTTGTGCATCCTTCAAAAAGTTTGTTACTGATATTTATTAAATAAGTCAAAAGAGTGCTCAGTTACGACCCCTTAATTAAGGTTTAAGGCTTAAATACACCATGCGACCATTATGTAAATCGTGTGGCAAGAACCTGGCAGCCGTTAACTGCTACCACAACAATAAAATCTACTATCGATCAAGATGCGAATCCTGCATTCGTCGTGGTAAAAAATTACCAGCTAAACGTGCTCGGTGGCAAGATGCAGGATACAAAAGAAAACCCGCATGTGATCGATGCGGGTTCAAGGCCAAACATGCGGCTCAACTAATGGTGTTTCACTTAGATGGGAATTTAAATAACTGCGATGTTCGCAATCTTAAAACCATCTGTTTGAATTGTGCTGTGGAAATTACAAAGCTTGATCTGCCATGGCGTCCTGGAGATATACAACCAGATCATTGACTTGTTGATAAAGTTGATCCATGGTTCCATTGTTATCTAGTATCTGATCAAACTCAGTATCTGCCCAGCTGTATTCGCTGGCGTGCACTTTTGCCATC